AGAAGGTCAGTTAATTGGAAAAGTTGGAGATTCGGGATTGTCATTTGAACCTCATCTGCATATACAAGTAACGAAAGATGGACATGGTGTTAAATTTATGTTAAACGGCATGCATCTAAAAAGAAATGACAAAATGAAAATAGATTAATGGATAATAAAATATCCATAAGGACAGTTGCTTCAAAAAAGTGATGATTTCTTTGATAAATTAAATATAAAGTTAATAGGAGAACTATACAATAAGCAATAGAAACCCATTTTTTATTATATAGTTCTCCTATTTTTTTAGAGTATCTATGCCTTGTCTTTTGGTTTTGTGATATAGAATTTCTTTTCGTTCAATTTATCTTCCACTATCCTCAAAGCTTCCCCAAATCTTTGGAAGTGTACAATTTCTCTAGCCCTTAAAAACTTCAAAGGTTCAATGACATCAGGGTCGTCGGCAAGGTTAATAAGATTTTCGTAGGTGGCTCTTGCCTTTTGTTCTGCCGCCAGGTCTTCATACAAATCGGCAATAGGGTCGCCTTTTGATTGCAGATATGCCGCTGTAAACGGAACGCCGGATGCACTTACCGGATAAACTGCGTGGTCATGGTCGGAGTAATAAGCTCCAAGGCCTTCTTTTTCAAGTATATCGGCTGGAACACCTTTTGTAAGCTGATGAACTATAGAACCTATAATTTCAAGGTGAGCCAGTTCTTCAGTTCCTATATCGTTATCTAAAATGCACATCTTTATTCTAACAAAAGGGTATTTTACCATTCTTTTTTTATTCGTATTCTACCAATATAAGTAAATCTATCTATTATTTTACTTGTAATAATTTATATATTTTTTCTATTAGTAACATTATTTCAATTATATAACAATTAACATAAAATAACAATATTTATAACTAAAGTTAAAATTTAATTTTAATAACAATAATTCAAATTAATTACAAATTCTAAAATTTAACATAATTAGTAATATAAAATCCATATTATTACAGTAAAATAATGTTAATATGAAATATTATTAATTATAGAATTGCATAAAAAATATATTGCTAAAAATGGTATGTAATGTAAAACTTAAAAATTACGATTATATAAGCATAATAAGCAATATAACATATATCCAAAATATTACATGGTAAAATATGTATTCATAAATTGAAATTAAAAAGTATAAAAAAATGCAAAATTATAATTGTTGTTAAAATTTGCTATTTACAAATATGTAAAAAATAATCAAAAATTAAAATTTTTAAGTAAATTATAAAAAAATAACATAAAATTAAAAAATTAGAATAAAAGAAAAATATTAGAAATAGTAATAAATAGAAAATTTAAAAATAATTAGATAATTTTAAATAAATAAGAAGTAAAGATAAATTATGTAATATGATAAAATAACAAAATATTAATATAAAAACAGATATAGACCTGCTACCGCTTTAGAAAATCCTGCAAACTTAGATAAATAGCGGATTTTAGGTGATTTTTTATTAAAATGTCTGCATTTTCTATATTATGAAATAACAAATTAATCAAGCAAACATCTAATCGTAAAAAATATTGCAGTAGTTGCTGGAAGAAACGACATCAAGAATTAAAAAATAAATGGAAACGTGAAAAATGGAATAAAGGAAGAAAAGCGAAATAACTAATAAAACCATATGAAAGATATATATAACAATAATTTCGAGGTTTTTTCTAATTTTTATTTATCAGAATGGAAATAAAGATAAACATAGAAATGTTAAGGGTTTAGAAAATCCCGCAAACTTGCATGAATATCGGATTTTGAGATTTGCTACCCCATTTCTCTATTAATGGAAAAGAAAAACAAAAAGAATATAGACAAAAGCGTGTATGTTTAGAAAATTCTGCAAACCTGCATGAATAGCGGATTTTGAGAAAAAATAAAAAATTTTATATAATGAATAGATTATTAATTAAGCAAACATCAAACCGTAGAAAATATTGCAGTAGTTGCTGGAAGGATGTATTAAAACAACAATGGAGAGAAGCATCTTATAGATATCGTCATAAATTAGAAAATCCTGCAAACCTGCATGAATAGCGGATATTAGGTGATTTTTTATTAAAATGTCTGCATTTTCTATATTATGAAATAACAAATTAGTCAAACAAACATCCAACCGTAGAAAATATTGCAGTAGTTGTTGGAAAGAAGTACATAGAAAACAAGATAGAGAGTATCAAAGAAGAAAATATTATTCTCGACTTTTAGAAAATCCTGCAAACTTGCACAAATAGCGGATTTTAAGATTTGCTACCCCATTTCTCTATTAATGGAAAAGAATAAATTAAGCATATAAAGATAAATATACTAGAAGTTTAGAAAATCCTTGAAACCAGCATGAATAGCGGATTTTTAGAAAGAATTGAATTTTTTATATAATGAATAGAATGTAAATATAACTTTGAAAATTACCCATTAGGGTTTCAATACATTATCTGAAATTCTTATGATTGATATTGTATAAATACGTTCCTTTCGTTAGAGGGGTACTTTGTGTACCCTTTTTATATTTATTTTTTTTAATATCAAAAAATTGATTATAAAATATTTTCAAGGTATCAATCCCGCAAGGGTTGGTATACATTCTCCTTTCGTGCAGCTATGCTATTAGAACTATAACTCATATTAGGTAGTTTTTGCCGTTTTTTGCGTGGGTTCGAGTCCCACCCCTTCGACTAAAAAGAAAAAAAACGGCACTATCCCAGTTTATTGTATAGGGGAAGTTGATTTGACTTCCTCTTTTTTATTTTTTTATATCAAAAATTTACTTAATTTTTTTTCGGTATCAACAGCTATATGCTGATGATATATAGACCAATGTTTGCTTTACACCACACCCTAAAAATAAAGGAGGACTAACGAAACATGATTGAACTAACAAAGGAAAGCTATTCAAAAGAAGAAGTTGAGCAAATGCTTACAGATTATCAAACAAAAATATCAGACATTGAAAAACAAATTGCCGATTTTGAAAACATGAAAAACCAGTATGCAGAACTACAAAAAACTAACCTTACAACACAAATCAAACTTGAAGCTATAAAAGCAGGGTTAGATGTCGAACAGGTATTTGATTTGATTGACGCAGATTCACTGGAAAAGGCACAAGCAAAAATAAACAAGTTGCTTGAACTAAAGAAAAAGCAGGACATAGAAAACAGTTATAAACCGTCAGACCACAAGCCAGATGACAGCTATTCGGTTGCAGAAAAAGAAAAAAATGTTGAAGGTATGATTTTTTCAAAACTAAATAAGATTTTCGGAAAGGAGTAATTGAGAGATGATAAAAACAAGTAATTTTACACAGCATGAAAATATTGACTTATCAAAAGAAATTGCTTTAGTTGCACCTACAGATACACCTTTTACAACACTTTTGCTTAATAAAAAACTTGTTGAAACTGCTGGAAGCGTAACTATAAACTGGAGAGAAAAGACCCTCGATGATACAGAGGATATAAGCAAAATAGAAGGACATACACCTGATACATTTGTTTCCAGTGGTAGAGCCGAAAAATCAAATGTGATGGAAATATTCTCAAAAGCAGTACAGGTTAGCGGTTCGGCTCAAGCAAGTAATATTGTTGGTATCAATGATTTGTTTGCAAGTGAAATTAACGACAGATTGACCGAGCTGAAGGTAAACATCGAAAAGAAAATGCTCGCACCTGCAAATTACAACGATGGTAGCACAGAACCATATATACGCAGGATGAAGTCAATATTTGAACAGGTTCATCCCGATAATGTAATTGATATTACTACAGCACCTACACAAAATGATTTTAAAGCAGTTGTCAAGAAGTTGTGGGATGCTGGTTTAGGTTCAAATGAATTCTATTGCTTTGTAAATTCGGATTATAAGGAACTTGTCGACAGTTTTTACGCTAATCAAATAAATTACAATATGCCTATGAATACCTTTGGTTTCGTTGCTAACAAGATTATTACAAATTATGGTATAGTTAATGTTGTACTTAATAGGCACATGCCAGTTGACAAGATATTGGTTGTAGACCCTGCATATTTGAGATTAGTATATCTCAGGAAACCTGCTTTTGAAATGCTTGCAAAAGACGGCGACAACCTTAAAGGAATGGTAATTACCGAATGTTCATTAAAGGTATTGAATAGTAAAGCGGTTGCAGTAGCACAGTAATTCATCTTTAAAATATCTGAAGGAGTTGGGTTTTGAGGAAAGGACTGCTTTAAGCGGTTCTTTTCTCTTTTTATTTTTTTATATCAAAAATTTTCTAATAAGAAGGTGAGTATATGGAAAACAATGATTTTTTCTATACAGTATGGCGAAAACAAAGAGATTTGACGCTTAAGGATGTATCAAACCATATTCATATTTCAGTTGCAAATTTATGCAGATTTGAACGAAAAAAACTAAAAAATCCCAAAGCATATGAAGCTATAAAAAAAAAGTATGACAGCTATATTCAGGAATACGAAAAGAGGAAAGCCAATGCAAACTAAAAAAGAACTAACACCACAACAAAAGTTTGAAAAAATGTTAGAGAAATGGAAAAAACAAGTCAATGATAAAGAATATGATTTGCAAAAACGCAACAATAGGAAACGAAAATAGGAGGTGTCGAAAGATGGGTTTTGTATAGCATATCCCTTATTCACACTTGAATAAAAGGTGGAATAAGGGATTTTACTAAAGTAGAGTAAGTCCTATTTTTTAACGTCAATATGGCGACTCAAAAAAGTGAATAAGGGATAAAACAAACCTATCCCGATTATGCAACAAAAGTATGACCTAATTTTAAGCAACGATATAGACAGTTTGTATAGTTGCATTTTGTTGAAACAAACTAAAGGATTTGAAATTAATTACTTTTATGATTTTAGAAATTTATACCAATCTAAACAAAGTCAAAATGAATATATTGGCGTAGATATTGACTTTATGGAAGGATATTGTATATCAAACCATGTAACAAGGTTGAGCGAACAGGATAAATATAATCCTAAAGCATTAAACTTGAATAATACTATAACAAATGATACATACAAAGGAAAATATTCAGGAAGTACAGCATTATACTTACATAGATTATTGAAATTCCCTTTACCCACAACAGAGCAAGGAAAAATGATATTACTTGCTATTGACGCAGGGTACAAGGGATTTTATAATCCAGATTTTAGGGATATACACAAGCATTATTTAGTTGATGTTTTAGAATTTGAAGAATTATATTATCTATGCCAAAAATACACTTTAGAAGATTTTATAAATCTTATAATCAAGTATAACCTAAATGGAAAGATTTGGTTTAATAATTGTGGACTACAAACAAACATAAAATTAAGAGAATTGCAGGAAGTTTTAGGACTTCCTTTTTTTATGCCTAAAAACAAGTTTACAAAAATAAAGGAATTTGAATATATAACAAAACCTATCTCTAATGAAAAGACCAAAGAGGAATTAGATTCAAATATTTTCTCTTTAGCATTAACAAGAAAAAATTATGTAAATTATTCTAAATTGAAACGGAGGACAGAACATGAAAAATAATATACAAGTTTATTCAAGCAAACTAGCAAAAATTCTGTGTAATAAAGGTTATCCCATTATTGATTTGGCGATTAATAAAACAAATAACAAAAGTTTAATTTTCTTTTTTGAGAACAGAGAAGAAATTTGGCAAGCGATTAAGGATTATGAAAGCATAACGAAACAATACAAGCAACAAATAAAAGAACAACTAAAAGGAGTTGGTTTTGATGAGGGAAAAAGAAATAATCCAAAAGATTAATGATTTATATATACTTTATCGTAAAAAATGGCTTAAATTTGATGAAACAGGATATAAAACAATAACAAGTATATCAATTTCAGATAAAGCAGAACAAGTTAAAAATCACCTGCAAGGACATTATACACTAGGAGTTTTTGCAGATGAAATATTTACAAAGTTTATATGTTTTGACGTTGACGTAAAAGACCCACAAATGGCTAAATGGACAGTGTATAAACTGGTTAATACTCTCCAGGAATTAGGAATACTTGGAGAGTATATTTATATATCGACAAGTGGAAATAAAGGTTATCACGTTGAAATATTTTTTAATAAACCTGTATTCAATACAGACATAAAACAATTTTATCTTATGGTTCTTAATTATGCCGAATTGTTAAATATTGATTATGGAAAAGTAGAATTAAGACCTACACACACACAAGGCGTAAAGTTACCCCTAGGAAAACATTTTACAACAAATAGAATATGTTGGTATGTAGATTATGAAAAAGAACTAAAACCAATAGAAGATTATAATTATATACTCACTATTCAACAAATGGATAGTGAGTATTTTTATAATATCCTAAATAAAACAAAAGTACCTGATACTAAATGTTCAAAAAGAACTTTTAGCATAACAACATCTAAAAAGTTAAATATAGATGTTTCTAATGAACATATAGACGCTATTAGAAATTTAGATGTAAATAGAATAAAAGAATTAATTTGCAAAAAAATTGATGAAAAAGTGCCTTCAAATGCAGATATATCAAGGGTTAGAGGCATGGGGGGTAAAAGTGACTACAATAATAAAGATAATATATATCTTACTTATTGTAGTCACTTTTACCCTACACCCTTCAAAGCTAGTAATAGAGCAGATTTGAAGCACATAATTTACACAAAACTTTGCATAAATGATTTTTTAGGTGTAAATGATGGAATGTTTAAATGTGTATTACATAATGACTCTAATCCTTCAGCACATATTATAACTTTAAAAGATGGAACACGACTATATAAATGTTTTGGTTGCAATTTTACGGGAACAATTATAACATTAGTTGAAGCAATAGCAAGATGCAACAAAGTAGAAGCAGTAGAATTTATTCAACAAGTATATAACATTGAAGTTGTAGAAACAGAAAAGCAGAAACAGATAAAAGAAATGCTAAAGGAAAATATTGAATATATTCTTTCTGAACAATTTGAAATAGAATACCCTGAAATATACAAGGTAGTAAATAGATATATTCCAGAATTAGTATGTTTGCATGAAATAGCGATTCAAAATGTTACAGATGATGACTTAATACAGGATAATCAAGCAATATTTTTTACAAGTATAAGATATATTGCAAACTATTTAAAATGCAATAATAATTTAAAAAGATTATCACAAAGAATAAATTTATTTACCTTTTTAGGTATGATAGAAAAATTAAGCAAAGAAAATATTCCAGAGAAATATTTACAGAAAGCAGAAGAATATAAAAAAGACAAATATATTACATCTTATTATAGTATTCCTTCTTATTGTTTTGACAAAATGCAAAATATTAATACTAAAGCCAAACTATACAAAGAAAAAAATATGACTATGACAGGATTTAGCAGGGAATTACTTATTAGAAGTTTATCAGAAAATGAAGCTAATAAAGTATATGTTCAACAGCAGAATGAAAAACTATCTAAAGCAAGTGAGCAGTTTGCAGAAAAGGCAACAAAAATAATTTTATATTTAATTGAAAATCAAGGATATTGTACGGAAGAACAGATTATAAGGCAAATAAGAGGGAAAAAGGAAGAAAAAAAGGTAAAACTAAAAAGATGTTTACAGGAAATAATAGAAAGCTATAACTTAACAAGAATAAAAGCAAATAAAGAATTAAAAGAAAAATTCGGGATAGCAAGTAAGGGCTATCCTTTTTTGATTATCAAAGAAACGGAGGAATAGATATGGCTAGGCAAACATCATTGTTGAATCAGGCGTTGAAACAATATTGGAAAAATACAACTACATATCCAAAATATGCGTATTTTATGTGGAGGAATAAACTTGCTAATTCGAATAGAGATTTTGCTGAATTTACAGAACAAGATATTATTGACAAATATTGCAAGGGTAGTTTAAAAAAATACGGTAACTTGAAGCAGTGGGAAAATACGGAAGAATACGCAGAACTAATGAATTTATTACTTTTAGAAAGATCAAATAAGGATTTTATTGAGATATACAATGTTGTAGCTGAAAAGGCAAAACAAGGCGATGATAAAGCAGTTAAAACATTTTTAACACTTCAAAATGAATTAAAAAAATCCATAAAAGCAAAAAAATCAAATAAACAAGAAACAGAAGAACAGGAAGAAGATGATTTAATACTAGAATAGCATGTACGCTTTTTATTTTTAATTTGTGGAATAGGTAATACGAATGCTTTGAAAATGGCAAGGTGTATACAGGAGTTAGAAAGAATATATGGAATTAGAAATGGTGGGGATAGAAAATCAGACTCAAATTATTTGAGTCTGAAAACACAAACAGATATTGATATATTAGTCCACCAAAAACCCCTACTACATTTAAATTAGAATAAAACCTTTGTACGCTTTATTTTGGTTTTAAAGCGTTTTTTATTGGCAGGTAATGATTTTATATTACCTGCTATTTTTATTTTGTCTAAATTAATTCTAATTAATTATACAACAAAACAAAGAAGGTGATACAGTGCCAAAATTGACAACGCAAGAGAAATTAAGGAGAATAAATGCTAATCCTGCTTTGTGGCTAAAGAATTTCGTAAAGATAGATTATAACGGTCAACTAGTACCATTCGTATTAACACCAGAACAGCAACATTTTGTGGATAATATGGATAGATATAACATTATATTGAAACCACGTCAAATAGGTTTTAGCACATTATTACTAGGGTTAATTTTATATTATTGTTTTCAATTTGAAAACTACAATGTACTATTGCTAGCACATACAGAAGATACAACACAGTATCTATTCACACGCTTAAAGTTAATGTATGAGTCAATTCCAGAAAAATACAGAATTGGATTTAGAAAAAATAATGAAATGGAACTATTCCTTGAGAATAATTCTCGTATAGCAATTAGGACAGCATCAGCGAGTAAAGGACAAGGGATTGGTAGAGGATATTCCTTAAATTTAATTCATTTATCGGAATTTGCATATTATGATGAAAAAATACAAGATGTGATACTATCCTCAATTGAAAATTCCCTTGTAAAAAACGAAAATTCCAGAATATTTATTGAAAGCACAGCAAAAGGTTTAAATCATTTTTATGACCTTTTTAAGGACTCAATGGCAGGTAATTCACGATATAAACCATTCTTTTACAATTGGTTTTGTGAGAGCATGAAAAAACAATATCAATTTGAATACGAACTTGCAAAACAATGGTACAAAAAAGGCATAATAAAACATCTTACAGATGATGAAATGGACGAAACCGAGAAAAAACTATACGCATTGGGGGCAAGTAAAGTGCAATTAATGTGGAGAAGATGGAAACTAACCAACATATCAGAGGAAAAATTCAAGGAAGATTTTCCTTCTACATGGCAGGAAGCATTTGTTAGCACACAGGAAAGTGTATTTGACCAAAAGCAAATTAGCGATAGATTATTATTTATACCAGAGCCATTAAAAGCAAATGAAATAAATGATTTACCAGATATACTTTACCCATATCTAAACAAAAGTTTATTCATTTACAAATTGCCTAAACCTAAGGAAATGTATTTTTCTGGTATAGATACTGCTTCAGGATTATCAAAAGATGGTGACTTGTCCGCTATGTCAATACTGGATTCAAGCGGTGAACAGGTTGCTGTATTTTATCAATCAGGAATACCAGTATATAAATTTGCAAATATTGTTAATGAGTTAGGAAACTACTTTAATTACGCTTGTCTTATGATTGAACGAAATAGTTATGGACTAGATTTAATAAATAGGTTAAAACGTGAAATAGGATACCTCAACCTTAACAAAACTAAAAAGTGGGATAGAACAACAGGAAGGAAAACATTGGAAATCGGTTGGAATACCGATAATGTAAACAAGTCAAAGCTAATACAAGATTTCAAGGAAGCATTTGAGGAAGGAATTATATTAATCAATGATAGGGAAACATTACAGCAAATGCAAATTTATATGGAGAAAAATGGCAAGCTAGGTAATGTTAGAGGAAAAAATAACTTTGATGATCTAGTAATGGCCACCGCTTTGGCATTACAATCATTAAAATCAGGCAGATATTATATATAAACAAGCAAGGAGGTTTCTATGTGATAGTACCAAAAGAAAAAATAAACAAAGAAGAATTAATATATCCGATAAAATTCTATCTAAAAAGCAAAGTGTTAAGCAAAGAAATAATGGTCCATGTAGATGAAAACCAATGTATGAACTTCATGGACTGGCTTAATCGTAACAAATACGCAGAAAATATACAATCATGGGATTTTTTTGTTTTTGATGATATAAACACAAAAGAAAATATAGTAATTATGAGAAATGAAATACAAGCGTTTAAAATGCCTAGGATACAAGAAATTGACGCAGATAATTACAAAATTGTTTTGCAAGTAGGAGGTTTCTAATATGACGTTAAAAGAATATATTAAAAAATATTATGATGGTTCAAATAACTGGTTTCAAGACGAAGTAACAAAACAATGGCACATTGAGAGAATACAAAACATATTGAATGTGAAGGAATATTTAAGCGGAAAACACGCAATTTTAAATAGGCCGAATGAGCAGTATAACGGAAAACCTTATAAAACAAGAAAAATCGTATTGCAGTTGGCAAAAACCTTATTAAACTTTGAAACATCGTTCCTATTAAAAAATCCAGTAACGCTTATTAGTGAGGATAAAAATACATTGGAAGTATTTAAAGAAGTATATTCAAAAGCAAGATATAATAGTATTGATTTTAAGATTCTTGATAAAATGGTAAAGTACGGAGAAACATATGAGTACATTTTTATCTCTGAAAATGGAGATATAACAAGTAGAATAATACCAGCAGAAGATTCATACCCTGTATTCGATGAAACAGGCAATATGATTGCATTTATAGAATTTTATACTATTGACGGAATATCGTACTATATTTTGTATACAGAAAATGAAGTTATACGATATATAGATGATGATGGATTGAAACTTACAGGAAGATTTAAAAATATATCAGGATTACCCATTCAATACAAAACAATAAACGAATTAGATTCCTGTAAAGGCAGGAGTAGTTTAGAAGATTACATTTCTATTATAGATAGTTTAGAAGATTTAATCAGCAAATATCATGACGGATTATATCGTTTCATTAGTGGAATACCAGTTTTAAAAGGAACAGGACTTACAACTAAAGATGATAAAGGCAGAATAGATCCAAACGCAGTTGGATATTTTTTACAGATAGACGATACCGCAGATTTTCAGATAGTCCAAAATAGAATGGATTCGGCAAGTTTTAAAGCTTTGTATGAAATATTAATGGCACAATTACTTAACATATCACAAACACCAGCAATTTCAATGAACGCAACAGAAATATCTAATCTATCTGAAACAAGTATTAGAATGATGTATTCACTTGCAAGTGTTAAGGCAAGATTAAATGAAGATGCTTTAGTTGACGGATTTATACAGAGATGGGATAGGATAAAGAAATTATTAGCACTAAAAGGAATACAAGTATCAGGTGATATATCTTGCACCTTTGAGTATGATGTTCCATTGAATGCAACTGAGACAATTAACAACATAACAACACTAAAACAAAATGGATTGATTTCACTTGAAACAGCACTCAGCAGAACACCATATATTTACGATGTGGCAACAGAAATGCAGAAAATCAAAAGCGAAACTATAAGTAGTAGTGTTGTAAATGAATAATATTTTTATGTTGTGTATAAATATTCATAAAAATGTATAAATATTCAATAGCATAATGTGAAATATGCGAAAATAAAAGGGAATTGGGTGGAACGTGAAAAGTGCAGAAATGTAAAATTATGCAAATGAGGGAATTGTTCGCCCATTCCCGGCCTGTTATCTATTCATGTACTAAAATTAATACAATCCTTTAGTTAACTAAAGTGTTTTGATTATACAAAACAAAGCACAGACAAACTAACAAGGTTTATTTCTGCATTATATAACATTGTACGAAATACACATTTCGCGTAATCTCAATATTTTCCAATAGTGAAATGCAGTAATAGCAAGGATTATAAGGGAAACTAGTATTCATTACATAATATAGATTATGTGGGAAGTTGATACCCCCTTTTTGAATTTTTGTGCCACAGCAAAGCGTTTTCTCACCGCTTAAAAATTTTTTTAAAATATTGTGTACTAATGCTGAAATATGTGATATAATTATACAAAAGATTCACATCTAAAATACAAATGTGAGGTGTAATGGTGTAGTTATTATGAAAAAGATAATAAATATATGTTTAGTGCTTTTCTTGCTATTATTTTTATTTGGATGTGAAAGTAAAGAAGAAAAATTGCAGAAACAAATAGATGATTTAAAAACGCAAGCAATAGAATATGAAAAAAAGGCAGATTTTGATAATGCAATTGATTTATATAAAAAAGTATTAAATTTGAAAGAAGATTCAGAAATACGTAATAGGATAAATAAAATTAATATTGAAAAAGAAAGTGTAGAAAAAACAAAAGTTTTTTTGTCAACAGTAAAGGACATAAAATATAAATTAGGCACAGTAACTAACATGAAGGAGTTAAGCAAATTACTAATTGATAACAAAAAAGTATTTGAAGAATTTGAAACTATTGATATTTCTCAAGGTACAGAAATATCTGAATATGTCAAGGAGATACTTAATAGTAATGCATATAAAAATTTTAGAAAATATTATGATGATAAAAACATAAAGGAAGCTGAATTAAATTCAAGAGTTAATGCCGCACTAGATAAGATATCAGGAGGAATTACTTTTACAGGATTGGATTATATAATTTATGATTCAATGAAAGGTACAATTGAGTTATTGTTAGATTCATTACCTGATAAGTTGCCAGAAAAATACAATAAATTAAACTGACATTTAATATTATGGTATATTTCCCAGTTAAAAAATTAAAAACAAGCATAAAATTTAAAAATTAAGTTAATATTTTTAAAAACCCCTCATATTAGAGGGGTTTCTTTATTCATAAAAAAATCTATTATAGGAGGTTTATTATGACATATTTAGACCGTATTAAACTTGAATTACAGGAAATTACCTTTAACGATACAGAATTAAGCATATTGGCTCAAGAAAACGGTATATCTAATCCTGCTTTGGATTATGACCCTACATCTAACACAGACAAAAGAGCAATATATTCAACTGTATTAAGCGTATTAGAAGCAATTGCTAATAATCCTAATCTTATGAAGAACTATAAAAATGAAGATATATCCATTATGGATTTTGCAGAGAGCATACAAAACAGGATAGCACAGCTTGAACGCAAAATAAGATTATTGCCTAGTGATGATGTATCCGATAATATAGCTGATGGTGCAAGTTGGACTTATATGTTTAGGGAATAGCAAAATTTTTGCACTCCTTTTTAGGTATCCGCTTTTTGTGGATACCTTTTTATTTTCAAAAAAATAAACACAGGAGGAAATTATATGCAAATAAGAACAAATATAAAACAAGCAAACAAAATAAAAGAACTGATAAAAAAAGAATGTGCT